AATTGATACAAATTGTCCCAGGTGCAAATTATCGAGGTCAGAGTGTGATTTTCGGTTCCATAACGAGTATGTCATTTGATATTGAATATACAAATATCCAACGTTCCGTTGAGTTTCCAAGTGGAAGTTACGGGGATCGCAATCTCTTGGCAGATACACTATCCCAATATTTGGGTTCCGATCTCAATGTTGTGTACGACGGTTTTCTCAAGATAATAAATACCAGTACGTACACGTACGCCATAACTTTTCCTTCAAATCAGATCGGTATCGAAACGACTACGATTACGATTACACCCGGGTCGACATACACCGCTGGAGCATTCACGAATACAGTCCCTGCAATTGGATCGATTGATTTTCAGGGTGGGTACTACACGTCCACGACGAAACTGGTGGATGATCTCAATTTAGCCTTTGGTAGCGATATCAACGTCACAATTACATCTGGAAAATTAGTGTTCACGAACATGTCTGTGTCTAATTATCAAATCAGTGATATGAATGGAATACTTGGTGTAACTGAGACACCACTCATACTCCCAGGTGAATCATATACCGGTGACGCCGTCACCCTTAACCCTGTAACCGCTATGACCGTCTCGATTACAGTCTCAAACGCGACGGCTTCCGTCACATTTCCAGGGGGTACCTTTAAAACGGGGGGAGACCTGGCAGTCGTATTCTCTTTGTCGACTGGTTTACGTACAATATACATCGAAAACAGGTTACGGGTATTCAATACGAGTCTATTCGATATCACACTGAAACTCACTGGGACCACAGCGAGTCAAATCGGCCTCAACGAGGGGGACATTTCAATTATGAAATCGACGTACCACCAAGGTGCTACAAGTCTGTTCGGTATCATTCCTGATCTGGCGTTCGAATTGAGAAATGTAGAAACGAGTATCATCAACCTGTACAATCGTTCCTTCACGAACGGTGACGATCTGGCTTCAAATATTAGTGATCATATCACTCAGGTCACTGTCTCATTCGATTCTGATACGAATGCATTGACATGGTTGAATAATGACCCCAATAAAACAAAGGTTCTTAAATTTGGTGACGGTGTGAATGCTCGATATGGTCTGGGGACAGATGATACAGTATCAAACCTGATAACATCACAAAATACAACACCTCATCAGGTTTTTGGAAATCCTCCACAAAATATAACGATATCAGGAGGTGGTACGTACACGGGTGGGAGTATTAACCTAGAAGGTCCAAACGCCTTACTGATACGTATAGGATCAGGTTCGGAAACATTCAATAAGGATGTATACGTTCGCGAACCTTTTTACACCGGTCAGATTCTATTGAATGGGGACTATGTCAATTATACATCATCTGAAGATCCTGTAGAACATACGTTCTTTTCTGGATCACATAAAAACCTAAAAAAACTACATATCAGTTTCTTCACGATGAGTCTAGGTCGTCTCATCCCCTACGAATTTAGAAATCAAGAACACGTTTTGAAGTTTAAAATCGAATGTAATACTGGAAAATTTAAAGCCATCTCGAAGCATACCGCTCCTGATGTTGGGGTTTTACCACCGCCTATAAGCATCCCCGAATTGGAGGATCCGTATAGATGGAATCAACAATATATATTGATTGCCGTCATTACATTTTTAGGTATATTGACCCTGATCATCACACGTAAGAGAACTTAACGGGTGACAGCGTACACGGTTTCGGAGGGCTTCTTCACAGTGGGGGAGAAGCGGGAAATCACCAAGTACACAACGACCGACAGGAGCGTCGTGAAAAGGGCAGTCAGGCCGTAATGGAGACCACCGTTCTTCTGGACGCGAACAATCTGGTTGATCGCCCATCGGACAAGGTCAAGCCACGAGATGGCAGCCGCGAACGAGAAGCCCGCGACAACAGAGTTCAGTGACTGGGACTGGATTTCCTGTGAGATTACTTGGACGGTTTCGAAAGCGGTGGTGGACATTTTATTGTATAGTCAGAAAATTATTCCGGTAACAAATCAACCTCTGTTAAAATCTTTTGGTACTTCTGTTTAGAATACCCCCTGGTCACCTGTGAGTTCTCTTCTGTATCAGAATCTGAATCAGAAGATGAACCAGAGTCCTCGTCTATTATCTTAAATTCATTGCTCGTCCATCCCACTGGGTCCATTACTATTAATAGCATTTTTTAACATCTCTTCTACCGGACTTTGTGGAATCCATTCATTCCATCGGTCATGGGCTTCATTCACCTTCAGGAATTTCTGTTCATCCCCTGAGTATCGGATGAAGGGAGGGCAGTCATCGTCACACACTTCTTCCAGTGAGTCTTCGTCGTCTTCTTCGTCGTACACTTCTGGAAAAAATGATCCGATATGATTTCCAACTACATTCATGGCACAGTACTTTGTTGCGTATTCAACATCCTCCGGTGTCAAGGTCTCACGACCTGTTGCTTTGCAGTATTCACATGCGATAAGAATACTTCTTTCAAATACAGGTGTCACAATATCAATCATTGATGTAGCGTATTGTTGGGCTATGGAATCCATTATGTATTAAACAGCATTCGCACCATACCTTTATCTAATCTAAGTACGTTGTAGCTTAAAGCGTATATGTCAACGGTACGATCTATAGTAGTATTTTCAGTAGGGTGTATGGTCACAATTTGGTTGTTGATGAGACTGAAATTAACCTGACCTGTTGGTTTTCCCTGCTCCGGTTCACATGCAAAACTATAACTGTAGAACCGACGTATTAACGGTGTTTTAGAGTGATGAATCGCGGATTGTATGGATTTGAGAAAAATAAAATTTCCTGTATCTTTATCTAGTACCGGGGTATCATTTAGAGTTAATTCCAATGTTTTTAGGTTTTCGTAGAAAATTAATTTGTTTTCGCTCGTGATTTTATCATTGTCGTAGTCAAATGGTGATACGAAGTCGAGATATTCCTTATTATTGACACGTTTAATCACAAAATATAATTCCTTTACGGGATTGATAAACCGTGTTCTAATCTGTTGCTTATCAATAGATTTCGGTAATGTGTAAGTACCTTGTTGTATTTGTGTAATCACATAGTCTTTGTTATGTTTTTTAATAAATGTTCGTTCATAGTCATCGAGGAATGCCATCTCTAGGCAGATTTTACAATTCTTTATCTGATTAGGGTGTAGAGATGAAAACGTTTGATTGACGTTTACGATGATGGTTTCTTTCTGTGTAGCTATTTTTTTGATTGTAACAAATCTATTTTGTGGGCTACTCCCCACATATGTATAATAATTCATATTATCACTGACATCAGCAATCAAACCCGAACCGTTCATAATGAGATCTGTCTCTCTTACTATTCTATCCCAATCAACGCCGTTATATGCATAAATTCGTATGTTCGACTTATTTGCAAATATGTCCTTGTCTATATATGCGAGATTATTGCCATCATCCGTCATTTTGAAGTCATATATCGTATTGAAATCTGTTATATTTACGTACAAAGAAGATTTTAAGGTCCACCCATTACCATCAAATGAGTAAACATATGTATATGTGTCGGTAACTACAGCAATGATACTACCATTTTTTGATATTGTTATGGCCCTGACGACACCCAATTGGTTTAGTTTTAAACCACTTTGTGTCCCGTCAGCATTAAATATCTTTATAATTCCAGTACCTGTGTGATATTTTACAAATATATTAAGATCCTTGGATACAGTAAATATTGGGAAGGGGAAACTTACTTCCGATAATATTATAGGTGCATCAGCTGGTGTGGTTAATGAATATGTTCGGACAGTTGTATCGTATATAGAAATTATTGTTTCATCATTACTGAATAGTATATTAGTTTCGTCTGTTGAAACATCAAATGGAGCCGACCCCGATCGAGTTATTTCTACGAATTCACCATCACTAATGATGTTATAAACCCTGGTGTTATAATTGGACCCTGATTGTGTTACAACCGCAAAGTAATTTCCCGTTGTAGAAATCTGCATTTTTATAAACGTGTCACCATCAAAGTCTAAATCTGAACCATCAATAAATGGTCTAAGACTAAAACTACTAATATCACGACTTCTTTTAAAAACTGAAACACCAAATTGTGTTTGTGATAGTAATACAAGACTATTATCAGATAAACGCACAGATAATATATTTAGAATAATTAATGTCTGTAGCCGATTAACTGTGTACGATGTATTAGTATTAAATAAAATTGAATCTATTATAGATGTAGTGAGTGCTTGGTAGCCCACACCATATACATTACTTCCGGTATTCACAGTGTTTTCAATAGATTTCACAACAATGTTATCGTAATTTTCTACTGTACGGGTAATGTTTCGAATTTTAATGTAATCTGTTTTGTCGGGTGCTCTTTTTACTGTGATTATTGTATAAAGATCATTCATATTCACATAACTCCCGTTACTACCTCGATATCTATACACTTCAACCCATTGTGATGTAAATTCATCATAAATGTATAATATACCTACACCACTTAGTGAATCATCGATATTGTAGATTTCATTGATATTGTATATGAAAAAAGCTTTTCCCGACCCGTTTAAAATTATATCTCCCAAATCAAAAACTTCCAACACTTGTCCATACGGAATCCATTCATTATTTATTAAATTATATACATTGATTAATTTAGTATCACCAAGTACAATCATCATGATGGTGCCATCAAAAGAAAAATGAACTTTTGATGGTGTCGTGTTAGACTTTGTAAATACGATGGTGTCTCCGATTTGGACATTTGTTGTTCGATTGTAAACAAAAAAACTATCATTTACTGTACCCACTGTTCTCATACTATACACAGTTCCATCACGAGATATCGATGTCAAATCAGCTGTACCTATCAAATTAGCTCTACTCTGTAAATTAGCTTGACTTGTGAAAACGTACCCCGAGTTCCATTCCCATAGTCCATATCCAAGTTGGGCGATGACGTCCCCATCATCCGAAAACCGAACGTCACCACTCACAGAGTCCGTTGATTTAATTACCCATACACTATTTTCATATCGGTAAATACCACTACTATTCACAATGACATTCATGGCTGGTGACACTATTCCATCACCGACAAATGTTGTTTTTCCTGTGATTTCGATTTGGTTATTTACATTTGATGCAAATGATAGACCATCATTTGATACAGTCATTATATTAGAAACGAGGACCACATTGGATTCAACTTCATAATCCAATGTGGTCGTTTGTAGAGTCGTGTCCACCGGTGGATCGGTTTTGACTACACAATCATCAAGTTCCCTAAACTTAATCTCAATGGTAACTTCTTGGTAACACATGGCACAGAGTGGTACTGCGAGTTCAGGTTTCATATAGAAATAAAAAGGGATGTCAATGAAAAGTTTTCGGGATGTCGTCGCAGGACCGAGATGACCCAAGATGACACCACTCGCTACCGGAACATCGGAAGTTCTGTTCGGGTACTTACCGATCAGTTTTTCGAGTGCTTTCTGTTTCGTCTGTGTATAATTCTGTTCCGAATATATTTGTAAATAGTCACTGGGTATATGTTGTATCTTTTCATCACCGATATACATATCAATATATTCAATCATTGCATGACCAATTGATTCGATGTATCCGGTACGCGTAACATCAGCTTCGGATATTGGATTGAGTTCGACATCCAAGCTAATCGTCTTGATCAGGTCCCCTTGATCTTTGGGGATGGTGAGACGAACAGTCTTTCCAAATTCTGGATCACCATCGACATCCAACTTCATGAATTGCGTGGTGTAGTTTGTATGTTTTTTGAATAACTGTACAAAGTGTGAATAGTCCGGCTCTTCCGTAAAGTATATGTCCTGGACACCCTTCGTTGTAAGCTGTATCCGACCAGCCATTACTAATATACACCTTTAAAATTTTAAACCCACAAGACCGCTCTCGACATGGAGGATGTTGTAATTCATGGCATATACTTTAACAGTCACATCCACATCTTTTGGTTCAATCTGTATAGTCATGCGTTTATGAAATATACGACTCATATTCACATGACCCGATGGGTTATGTAAATCAGAACGATCTGCGAAACTGTACACGCCGAAGGGATACCCATCTTCTGGGCTATTCACATGATGTAAAAGTGGTTGTTCGTACGTCATGAATAAATGATCTGCGTCAATCACATTCATATCGTTAAAGTCTAATTGCACGTGTTCAATTTTCACATGTTCTTCACCATTCTTCCCTATAAAAAATAACTCTCGTACGGGGTGTTTGAAGTTGATCATGAATGTCTTCTTTGTTTCACCTGATCTGAAAAGAACCTGTGAGAGTTGAACCTGTGTGATGAGATATTCGAGAGGCATCGACTGTAAATAAAATCGTTCTTCGTCACTGACAAAAACAAATTCCGTATCCAATGACATATTCTTAATGCCTGCCTGGACACCAGCCTCGGGTATGACACCATTAATGATATTTGCCAGGGGGTTAAGTTTAATGACTACTTCTACCAACTGCTTCGAAATTGCCGTCGTTGGGATCGATAACGGTGGTACTCTGTTGAAATAAAAGGGAATATCGATGAAGAATGTATAGTCACCCGTAAAATCGAGTACCTGACTTCCATGACCATTTAAGAAATACAAAGTCTGTTCAGCATCATCGATTGTATTATGAAGTTGTTGTTGCATATACATATACTCACCAGTCACACGCTGAATCAATTGACCTCCTATAAACAAGTCGGCGGTGTCAATCAATCTGGTGCATAGGGAAGGGACATACGTTAACCCACCACCGGGTGCTGTTAAAAGAAATTTTACCGTCATACCCTTGATGAGATCACCTTTATCACGTGGGATGATACATCGAAGTTCATTACCAAAGTCTATCTCTCCATCGAATGGTGTTTCGATTTGTTCCAGGGCAAACCTTGTATGCTTTTTGAATGTCGATAGGAAATAGGAATAATCTGGCTCACCTGTGAGCCATTTATCCTGAACACCTGTCACTGTGAGTTTCACGGCTCCAGACATATCTACTATCTATGAGTAAAATTTTATGAAATAAAACGGGACACTACAGTAGAATGAATCTTCAGTTGAGGAAATTCAAACCTGAATCAATTGCGGATGATAAGGTAATCGTATTTATCGGAAAGCGTAATACAGGGAAATCGACACTGGTAAAGGATATCATGTACCATAAGAAACATCTCCCGGCGGGAATCGTACTCAGTGGGACTGAAGAAGGAAATCATTTTTACTCTGAGTTCATTCCTGATCTAGTCGTGTATGGTGATTATGATAGGGATGCGATCGAACGTGTTATGGCTCGACAGCGTAAATTGGTGGGTTCAGGTAAAACAAATTGTGGAGCCTTCATGTTATTGGATGATTGTATGTACGATTCTAAATTTTTAAAGGATACATGTATTCGACAGTGTTTCATGAATGGTCGTCACTGGAAAATCTTTTTCATGTTGACGATGCAATACGTCATGGATCTTCCTCCAGCACTCAGGGCAAATGTTGATTACGTATTCATTCTTCGTGAAAATATTATTCAGAATCGTGAAAAGTTATACAAATCATTCTTCGGTATCTTTCCATCCTTCGATATGTTCTGCAAAGTCATGGATGCGTGTACTGAAAACTATGAGTGTCTTGTGTTAGATAATACGGTAAAATCTAACAAAATTCAGGATTGTGTATTTTGGTACAAAGCAACTATTCGTAAAAATTTCAAAGTTGGTGGATCCGATTTATGGGCAGCACATCGTAAGATGTACAATCCTAAATATATGTCACAGCACGAGGGTGATGCTAAAAAGGCTGATAAAAAGACAGCATTGACAATCACGAAGAAAAAATAACCAGGGTGCGTGTTTCTATTTTGTAAAAAACATAAGACTGTATTAAATGACGGACATCCGTACTATGAATTTATCCGACAATGCCGACAATGGTATGGTGTCGCTGAATCCTACCACGTCTTTTGTTTCGCAGAATGCTGAGGAAAAAAATGTCAGTGAAAATAAAGTTACCATGGACTCTACACCTATTTCAGAACTCATGGGGCATCCCGAACCCAACGAACAACAGATGATGCCTACTCAAATGCAGATGCAGATGCCTGCTCAAATGCAAATGATGGCTCCCTCCCAACAATCTGTTATGGCAGAACCCGTCAAGGCTCCCCAGTCTAAGAATCCTTTTAACCTGACTGATCAACAAATGCAGGCTCTCCTCGTTTCTGCTTGTACGGCTGCGGCGATTAGCACACCCGTGCAAGAGAAGCTTGCGTCGATGGTTCCTCAATTTCTCAACGATGCCGGACGTCGTAGCCTTGTTGGGCTCGGTGCTACCGGTCTCATCGCTGCTGTTCTTTTCCATATCAGTCAGTCCTACGTACTGAGGGCTTAAGGGACTTGTTCCCAACCCATGTTACTG